TTGTAGCTTATATTTCTAAATCCTTGAAAATGTCTCTCTGTAACTTCTGTCATATAAGGAGTTAAGGTTTCAAAGTCTAAGTCCATTAATAGATTTGCTACTTGAAGTTGCATATAGTTAAGAAGTCGTCGCTGCTTATATTTCACAGCACTTCCAGTTCCGGGAGGTGGTATAACACTTAGCTCACTTTCTTTATCACAAGCTACCCATATATCAAACCCTACACCATATAATTCCCCATCTTTAGAAGATAAAGAAGAACCTGAACCAAAAGTAGTCTTCTGTCCTACGAACTGAGTTTCTATACCATTAGCTACATGCTCTACTATGATACAAGGATATTTTATATCTGATGTCTCAGGAAACTGCCCAAATACAGTCACAGAACCACTAGGCCATGGAGCCGCAGGTGGGTTGCGCATTGTATCAATCAAAGAACGCTCTATTACGTTAAGGTGGTCAGCTGGCATCCGCCCTCCTGCGCGAGTCTATACGTCCCGCTGTTCTAACCACATTAAATACATTGAAGTCATCATTAAGCTCCTTAACCGAATGCACACTCCATTCAAGTGATTTATAGAACTTGATATCTTTAAACATAACAGTATTACCGCTTGCTGCTCCAGATACACTAAATGAAAAATTCTTCAGATTATCTATGTAACTAAAATCATCACCAGCTGTAACTGCTACATTATAGCGTGTGCCCTCTTTATATATACTTGTTCCAGAGGCAGCTGTCGCTCCACTCTCCACTATATCTTTAGTCCATGGAACATCTATGGTGAGCCAACTACCAGTAGGAATGTATAAAGTAGCAGGAGCATAAGTGGTACTATAATCGTTATAGCCGGGGTGGGTGATAGTTGTGGTACAACTTTTAAAATTAACAAGATTTATATTACTAGCTCCACTAGCCTTTATCTTAAAAGTAATTCTGTCAGCTTCTAGGGTGTTGAAAGTCGGACCGGGTTCATAGTAAAGGATACCATTATAATCTGCACCTAATGTAGCTGTAAGAGTCTGACCATCTGAAGTATATGTAGCATCCATTCCTTTTCCATACCAGTTATCCGCTACAGAAGTAGGTGCCTGAAAAATGGTACGACTAGTATCTATAAACTTGTCCCAACCTTCTATCTCATTAAAGTTTTCGTTATTATCCTGATTAAAATTAGGCATACCTTTAATAGTGGACAGGTTAGCAGTATAAACCCTACCAGCTCCTATAATGTTCTGACCCGAACGTTGCCTTTTGTAATCGGCTGTTAGGGCAGGGCGTATTAGAGCTGGTAAGCCGGGTAATTGAATTTCAGACTCAGCTTCGACACCACCTTCTACTCCATAATCATCAGTAACATAAAGAGGCGCTCTATAAAAAGTAACCTTACGGCTCTGATTAGTTCGTTGTGCCATGTGACGTAATATACGCCCCATATTAATAGAGCCCGGTTTAACCGTCATAATTAACGCCTCGTGGTTTTGGATACATGCGTAGTGTATTATCATCCCCACGGACGTTCTTCTTCCAATCCACAGGTCCAATATTGGGAGAAGCATTGTAAGTTGTAGTTTTGATGCTAAGACCAAGTTTCATTAATAGTGATTGATTAGCTAATTCTTCGAACTTAACATATGATTCATTATTATAATAAACCGCCATATCACCAACTTGAATCCTATCTATACCCATTCCGTTTTGGGCTACACATGCTAGATAACAAGCATAATACATAACCGCATTATCATATGTATTTTCTTCATTTAAACTATAAGTAATACCAGTATTCTCAGCAAACCATTCAGCAGCCATATTAAGAAGTCTATTTAAACTAGTATTATCAATCTCTTCAGCTTCTATACCCGTTAACAAACGAACTCTGTCTTGAATAGTTTCATTCCAAGCTATACTCAATGCCATATTATATAAACCTCAATGCTGCTATAAGACCACCTATAATAGTGGCCATCAAACCCAAACCCCAACGGACTTGAGTTTTCATGTCATTCTCCCACATTTCATGGTGATAGAGGTGGTTTGTGAACATAGTGTCAAAGTCCTCCATCTTGTTGAAAACCGTCTTAACGCGTTCATCCATGCGAATCATGAGTTCATCGCGCTGTGCGGAGTTCATATCTAAACTAGCCTCTCACTAGTATTTAAAGATTGTGTTATCATGTCATCTCCTTTACTATATATCCTACGGTGGGGTCATCACCTGTATAATACACTATCCAGAAAGCAGTATGAATGTCGTCTGCGGGCGCACTAGGATTAGCACCACGAAGAAGACGGAAACCACTACCATCTGCAACACCATAATAACTTCCTCCATTTATTTTAAGAGTAGAATTAGGTGTCACTAATTCGATAGTTCCAGTATTAGAAGCTCCTCCATCTGCATAAACGGAACAAGCTATATAAAAAAATTGTCCAGCACTCATATAAGTAGTTGTAGGTAACATTATTTTTTGACCAGCATTACCACCATTAGCTTCGCACCTAAAATAATATGCCGGTTTAATTGGAGGAGACCATGATTCTGATGATAAATCATAGGTAGTATAACTAACTCCTACCCCAGCCGTTACCCATGCCTGCGTCAATTTCGTTGAATTCTGTAGACTTACTTTAGCACGTACATCCGAAGCACTCACCGATTCACTTAAACTAGTATCATTAGAAATAGCACTAGCACTATCCATCTTTGCGTATCTGTTTGTATATGTCATTGTACCAACAACTGCTGGTTGCCAACTGGATGTATTATCTCCATCAGCTCTTAAAAATTTGGTGTTAGTTTCACCTGTAGATTTAACAGCTGTACCTTCTATAAGCTCACCAGACGTAATTTGAGCTTTAACGTAATTCTTAGTTGCTCCTTGAGACCCAAAAATTGAGTCTGCCTTCGCTGCTTTTAAAGTTACCATATTAAGTATAAATAATATAAGCTATCCATTTAGCTCCACCTACTGGTAAAACATCTGCTTTATGAAGGGTTGTAAATGTAGCCCCGCTTACAAGTGTATTAAGTGCCGCTAGTGCATTAACTGCGGTTTCTTCTATAGATGTTTCTATTGTACTAGCCATAATTCTAAGCGGAGGGATTGTGGCTCCCTCCGGGCCATTATCTTATCAACTATTGTCTATCTAACTTGAGCCGTTAATAACGATACATCCAGCTGATGGTCTAATGACCTTCAACCCGTATCTCATCGACATGTAAGAACCGACAATACCGAAACCGGGATTTGCCTCTTCTACCGTTAGTGGTCGTCTTTCGACGTAGACCGCAGGTTTCACGGAAAGGTCAAAGACCCCCATTCTTCCTGTAGGAACATACGCGTTCATTACAACAGTCAGTCCGTAAAGACTTCCAATCACACCGTTCGATGCTGCACCCTTGAAAGGGCTTCCATCCATCATTGCCGCCGTAGTTGGGGCACCAGCACCGCCAGATGCAGGAGCTCCGCCATAGTCGGTATAAAATACAGATGTAAAATCACCCAAGTCTAAAAGAGCCTTGTAGTGAGCAGGCGAAATGAACAGATGAGTTGCGTTGTAACCGTGACACGCAATTCTGTCAATAGCGTCAGTGACATCAGAAATAGCTATATTTCCGGCAGTTGAATTAGCACCACTTGGGTACATATTTCTCTGGAGACGTGTTGCGCTCTCATTTCCATAAGAGTTTAGACGTCCAGTGTCTACTGCTGTCCCAGTTCCAAAGAAACCACTGTACGGGTTCGTAGCGAACGTCGTAATAGCGGATTCCGCAGTTGTCTGAGTAATAGCTATGGTTCCAAAAGTTGTATCAGCAGCAGCGCCACCAAAAATGACCTTTGTAACGTGCTCTGTCATATGACGGTCTACCGCCCTGCGAGCTTCGTTCAAAGCCATCTCAACTTCGTTGAACCTTGAATCTTCAATCATTCTTCGGGTTACACCTACTGCAATACCCCACTCCTTAACTGACACTCTCTCTGAGCGTAGTTTAGTGTGTTGATATTGAGGGGTGTTCCCTTCTTCAATTTGTTCCATCTTCATAGATGGTTTACCGAACGTAATGTCGATATTACCGCCCGTCTCTGTAGACATAGCCTCTGTGAAAAACTGGAGAGCTGGAAGGTCAGTGACCTTGTAATCCATTATTGCGTCTTTATAATCAATAAGTACGCGCTCACCTGTATTCGTAGTGCCTGTGTTTAGAGAAGTCAGTATTCCGGGAGTTGCGTCAACCATAATAAATCACCTCAATACATCAGCACTTTACCAAGAGAACCTGTGGAAGCTGTGGAAGTTCCTGACTCTAACGCAACACCGTATAAATTGGTTGTTCCGCTGGTCAATAACCCAGTTCCTGCATTCTCTACAGTTAAAGCCTGCCCTGCATCAAAAGTACCACTGCATGAAACGTTAAGAATAACTCCTTTTCCAGAAATTACACTCATTGCTTCACCATCAGCAGTACCAGCATCGGTAAAAGCTACACCTAACACGTTGGTTGCACCAGACGCGGCGTGGTCTACTTTTCCGTCACTTGACATTGCTACGAGACGGCCACCAGTAACAGCACTACCTGCGGTAAATGGTAAAATGCGCGCTGGCGCACCACCATCATTCACAAGAATTTCAGTTGCCATAATTAGTCACCTCTCAAAACAGCAGTATTTAATTTAATCCTGCCATTTTCCATCTTGACCGCGAATTCGCGCTCTGTCTTAGGTATTGGTTCCCCTTCGTTGGATTTACCCTTTCCGAAAGTTCTTTCTACCTCAACAGGCTCAGGCATCGCAGCTAGCGCCTCACTGAATCCAGTCAGTTTCATCTCATCCCATGCAGATAATTCTTCTACACGTGTATCTTTGGATTCTTCTTGGACTGAACCAAATAGTATCTCCTTAGATATGATTGCATCCACTGTCGCAGCTTTTCTAGCTTCAGCTTCCTTTTGGGCTCTCTCCTCTTCAGCCGCTTTGAACTCTTCAATTTCTTTGAGAGCCGCTTCGTACTGTGATTCAATTTCCTTTTTGGAAGTCTGCAACGTTTCTAGTTGCGAGCGTAGAGATGCAAACTCACGCTCAACGATGTTTTCTGCATCGGTTTTGACATCAGTTTTCTTTACTTCGTCAGCCATAGTTTCAACCTCTTTAGTTGTCCCATTTTGCTTACATTCACACGCATCTTCTTCACCACCACAACCACAGTCATGATGTTCAGTATCTTCGTGCATATCACATTCCTCTCCAATTACACATTCCTTGCAAACAGGGTCCAACTTTTCGTTGTCGATAAAGCTGACCTCTGTAGGTCGGACATTAGTAGCGAAAGTATCACCCATCACATCAACATCATTTGAAAGCCAATCAATGCTAACATGAGTAATGTTTCCCTCTTTAACTTTTTCTAACACTTCGTTACCGGGTTCAGTCTTGCCACTTACAGTGGCTAACATTTTAATTCCCGTCTTTCCATTCTCCATCTTGACCACCTCAGGCTCAGTAGCCATGCCGATTAAATCCTCAGGCGTTCTTTGATGGTTAAGATATATAGGAAGCTCTTTAAAACTTTCTATATTCTCTTTTAATATAGTCGGTTCTATATAAACCTTTTGTTCTATATCGTCCTCTAAGTATTCATGAGGACCAGATGTTATAGCAATAATAGGAAATTGAACTGAATCATCTTCTCCTTCATTACTTATAAAAGTCATATCTTTCGA